TCCCGGAATGTTTTCGCCAGGGTCAATACCAGTGGAACAGGCGGGCATACTTACGCCAGTATTAATATATTCATCAGACCAGCCCGTATACTCAGATGTTTCAGCATCATAATAAAAACAACGCATATCGCCCGGCACTGTAGCCAGCCCATTTTCATCAAAAACAGGTTTCATTATTTAGCCCTCACCAGAAAGTTAAATGCAATATTTCGCGGTCTGACAGCAACAAAATTCACACCATCACCCAAAGAGTTACTGGTGAAATTAAATCGTGAAAATCCTGGCTGATTTCCGGCGATGCCATCATGAAATTTAATTGCGTGTCCCGCACCTCCGCCTATATTCCCGGCAAACTGAGAAAAGTTTGTAGCTGCCTGCCAGCTTAATAATTCGCGACCACCGTCTGCACCTCGCCCGTCATCCCAGATACGAATGAAATCACCGCGGGCTTCAGGTAATACCAGCGAAGGAAACACTTTTGCCAGCACAGGGTAATCAGAGGCAGAAAATTTCGCCCCGTTGAACTTCAAAAACACCATACTGGACCAGCTTTTGATTACGGTATCTGGCATTGCGGCGGACGGCCAGAAGAACGGAACGCCAATAGCTGGAGAACCTTCTCCCAAACCAAGGTAATTGAGGACATCTTTTATACTGCCCTTAGCGATAATAGCGCGACCAATAGCTGTAAGGGTTGCCAGCGCTGCGCGGTCTGCTCCGGTAAAATAAGGCAACCGATCTGCTGCAGTGACAAGTCCTGCCAGAGCAGTGAGCGTGGCATCTGCCGGTTGTTTTCCGTTTGCCAGATCGTATGCAGCCTTGACCGCTTTCGGTGTGGCGGCCAGTATTTCAGACGTGCTGTTGATGGCACTGCTCAATTGTACGGTGCCTTTTGCCGTCAGCGAGGCAGCAGGCACTCCCGTTATCTGACTCCACGGGTGAGTGTGGCTGACGGGTGCCTTGCCAGCTGCAAGGTCGTATGCAGCCTTGACGGCTTTTGGTGTGGCGGCCAGCGTTTCAGAGGTGCTGTTGGTGGCACTGCTCAGTTGTACGATCCCTTTACGGGTCGTTGTTGCATCCTGGGCTGTGTATTTTCCCCGGGCCAGATCATACGCGATTTTCACAGCCTTCGGCGTGGCAGCCTCAGTTTCTGATTGACTGTCCGTGGCACTGCTCAGTTGTACGGTGCCTTTTGCCGTCAGCGAGGCAGCAGGCACTCCCGTTATCTGACTCCACGGGTGAGTGTGTCTGACGGGCGCCTTGCCGGCTGCAAGGTCGTATGCAGCCTTGACGGCCTTCGGTGTGGCGGCCAGCGTTTCAGACGTGCTGTTGATGGCACTGCTCAGTTGTACGATCCCTTTACGGGTCGTTGTTGCATCCTGGGCTGTGTATTTTCCCCGGGCCAGATCATACGCGATTTTCACAGCCTTCGGCGTGGCAGCCTCAGTTTCTGATTGACTGTCCGTGGCGCTGCTAAGTTGAACAAAGCCTTTTGCGGTCAGCGAGGCGTCCGGGTGACGTCGTGACTGCTCGTGCTTTGAGATTTTATCATCCACATATTTGCGGGTTGCCAGAACCACAGACGGGTCGATTTTCAGCGTGATGGCTTTGGTGTTCGTGACAACCAGAATCATGCGGATAGTCTGGGTGCGTCCACTGCCTTCCTGCAACTGCGGTTTGTACGTTTCCGGGCAGTTTGCCACCGCAATGAGTACACCTTTATCATCATAAAGACCAATCTCACGGATCCAGAATCCTCCCTCGTCTTCAGGGATGATTTGCTCCGCAATAATCTGGCTCTGATTGTTAGGGTCAACACTCAGAAGATTCAGCGGTGCAATGCGTTTCTGGTTAATCAGTTTTGTTTGTGCAGGGTTTGGTGTTGGTAACACACCATTTGCATCACCAACGGCCATTTGCGTCAGATTCAGCTTACTGCCGAGCATCGTCGCGTTAGCCAGTCGTGCCGCGCCCTGATTAGTCAGAATGGCGTAGTATTTCATTGTCATGCGTTTACTCTCAGATTATCAATTAAATGAATGGCCGGGGCAGGGAAATAATCCCCTTCGACAATAATGGACTCCGGGGTGTAGGGGTAAACCGTCAGGGCATCGCCGTGATAGCATCCCGTACCAACGAAAATCTTTCCGTTCACACTCAGACTGATCGCCAGCCCTGTCAGATGGCGACTTACTGGTTTTGCATCCGCAATAAGGCGTTCAAGTTCCTGATGCATTTCATCGGTGATGCCCTGATCAAGTACTCCGACAACAATGCGAAATGTCCCAGGCTCCTCATTGAGTTGCCACCACTCCTTTACTTCAATCAGGTAGCCGAGAGGCTCCACGGCTCTTCGCAGTGCGCTGATGGTCCCTTTGTGTCGGTGTATCAGCCATGCATCACGAATCACCTGTCGCTTTGTCTCTTCCGGCCAGTTGCGATCCCAGCGGTCAACGGAAAACGCCCAGGCGAGATAAGGCAGCAGATGCACCGGGCAGGTGTCCGGCGACCACAACGTGTTGAGGTCTACCGGAATGTCTGTAATGCGTGTTCCGACGGCTTCGGCACAACGCATGAAATTGCTGGCTGATGGGGGTAACAACGAATTACTCATTGCGTCCACCTTCGCTGATGGTGAATGACTCACAGCGCGCCGCCTGTATGTCGCTGATGGCCATATTCTGTGTGGGTTCGATTATCTCCACGCGTTGCACACCGTGCACATGCAGTGCGGCAGCAATGGCGGACAACGCCACGTCCTGACCGATAAGCCCCTGCTCAGCCAGCCACTTCCTGAACGACGATTCAGCCGCGGCCAGAATAGGTTCGGATTCCGGGCCGGGGTAAAAGTACAGTTTTGCATTCAGCCGCCATGTCACGATTCTGGCGCTCTGTACGGTCAGGCGGTCGGCCACCGGGCGGGTATCCTCTGCATTCAGAGCGGCGCGAACGGTATTAAGCAACGCCTCCGTTGCTGTGCCGTCGCCTTCAGTGGACAGAATGGAAACCGTCACGTTGGCCGGAGACGGGCTGATGGCTCGCGCGTCGCGTACCAGACCGCTGGCGCTGCGTGCAAAATACTCGTATGCGCCTGACGGGCCAGCAACACTCAGACCGTCATACGCCCGTTGCGCCCGCAGTCTCAGCGATGTGTCGCTTTCCATCACCGCGTCGGTGGTATCCGTTGCCGGAGTGATAACCAGGCGCTTTGTGTTCATATTGCCCGCGAGGTTGTCCAGGTCTGTCCCGGCGCTGTGGCTTAACATGCAGGCGCGTGCACCCTCATTGACCCGCTGGCGTAACAGCATTTCACGAAACGCTGTTGTCTGGGCGATAACGTTCAGGGGTTCTGATTCCAGCTCCAGCGCGGCGGAGACGGCTTCACGCTGTTCGGCAGGATAGGACGCAATCATCATGGCCTTTGTGTCAGCCAGAATTGCCTCAAAATCAGGCTTCGCGATGATGGCGGGTTCCGGTAACTGGGAAAGGTCAACAGCAGGCATGATTTACTCCCTCAGCGTGATGGTTAACTCAACATTCTGCATGGTCTGCATGACAGTGCCCGACAGCGTCACCCCGGCGCGGCCTCCTGCCTTCCAGACAACGTCGATGGCGTCCAGGGCAATGCGGGGTTCCCATCGTGTCAGCGCAATCACGGCAGCACTCATGCATTGCAGACGCGTGGTGTTATTCATGGGTTCGTCAATCAAATCAGGTACAAGGCTGCCATATTCCCGTCGCATAACCCGGCTGGCCAGCGGGGTGGTCAGGATGTCCCTGGCTGACTGTTTCAGGTGCTCCATATCATTCAGGTTTCCCGTCCCGTCCGGATTCATTCCTGTGTAGCGGGTTGTCACTGCGGGCCTCCTGTCGAATCGCTGCCGCCTTTCACACCACCGTGTTTATGCGTATGCACTGTGATGCCGTTTGAGGTGAAATCGCCGCCGCTGTGCGTGATATTGCCGCTCATCTTTCCCCCTTTTGTGACGTCAAGCGTCGCTGTTCTCAGAAGGTTTGTGCATTCCACGACGGGCGTGTCCAGTGTCACGCTGACGGATGCCTGCAGGGTGGCTGTTTTCATGCCGCTGGCGCTCAGTGCGCCAGCGTCTGCGTCGTAGCGGAACACCGCGCCATCCGGCGCGCTGACCACGATTTCTTTCAGGCTTTTGCCGGGGGCCGGACTGGCATCACTCCACAGGCTGCCAATTATCATGGCGGTTTCCGGGTTGCCGCCAATGCAGGCAATTACCACCTGTTCGCCTGGTGATGGCGGCAGCCACACATTGAAGGCTCCCGCGCGCGTGGTGTTCCAGCGCAACCAGCCTGTTTCCAGTTCGCCGCTGCGAACGCGCACGCGCCAGGACTTCTCATCAACTTCAGAGATGATCCCGGTGCGGATGATGTTGCTCAGCAGTCGCATGAGTTCTGCGCTCACCGTACAGCCTCCGCAATCCGGCCCAGCACCGTGTTATAAATCAGGCGCTCATCTGCCTGGCTGATACCCAACAGCTCACGTACCGGGTAATCGGTGAAAATGCCCGGCGCAACCTGATCGCGCTCACCGAACTGATGAACGCGTGCAATACGTGCGGCCACGCCGCTGTAACCCACCGTCACACCGGAGGCATCTGCACGGGCTTTCAGGTAGCGGGCGGTGCGCAGTTTTACGAACATGGGGACGCGCTTTGTGCTGTCCTGGTTGATGCGCCGGGTGCGTATTTCCAGAAAACGGTCGATGTCATCCCGGTAAAACGTGCGGATATTATTTTTATCCTCATCCCACCCGGTAATGGTTCGCCCGTATTTCCCCGTGTCGTGATGCCAGTTTTTCAGCGTGCGTGCTTCGTTATTCCAGATAAAGCGAATGCGCTCCTGTATCCGGGTTACGCGGCGTCTGCGTGGTGTCCATTCGGTCCCGTCCGGCGCTTTTTGTGACCGGATACGTGCCTGCTGGGCGCGACGTAAATCCTGTGCCAGCTTTCTGGCGATGTTATTGATGGCCTGCTGATTCAGGCTGTCGCGGATAGCCTCAAAGGTTTCATCCACGCGGGTGAATGCCTTATCCATCGCTTTCACCCCACGTCACATCCTGGAATACATGCGACCAGTCGCCTTCGGAAGATGGCAGACGGGGTTTTGGCTCCTGCAGGTGTTCTGCCTGCGGTGCCCCCTGACTGCTGCGCGTGATGCGAACGCGTTCCCGCAGGGGGAGCGTAAACAGGAGATCGGCGCTGTCATCGTCATTGATAACGGCGGAGAATTTGATGTCCTGATTACGCTCAGGGTTGAGCAACAACTGTGGCTGATTTTCGGATAACCACGCCAGCAGCGGCAGCGTGAGGTCGTCCAGCTCCCCGGCGTAATCCATGACAAACATCACCATCTGATAGCGGTAAGCAAACGATGGGGTTTCTCCTGTCGTTTCAATGTTGCCGCTCTCCACGAAGATGGTGAATTTTTCCGGGTTAGCCTGACACCATCGGCATGAACGGGTCATGGCTTCACGCAGGGAATCAGTTTTCAGCATGGTTGTTGTCCTCGTTGTTCAGTCGTTGCAGCCTGCGCTGTTCCAGTAATTCAATGGCCCGTTTATCCGCGTTACAGGTTTCCAGTGCATCCAGAAGGCGGTCGCCCCATATACCGAGATTTCCCCATGTGGGAGTGTCAGGGAAGGGGGGAGGCGTTACCGGTATGGTCAGCGTCTGCGGTATAAGCCGGACTGACGGCGCTGACAGTGGCGCGTTCTGCGTGCCTGCGCAACCTGTCAGTAAAACGAGCGTCAGGCAAAGCGTGGGCGCATTCATCTTTTGCAATATCGTTGCGTAGCTGTTCACGTCTGGCCTCTCCGTCCTGATTTCGCTGTTGATTTTCCACGCGGAGTTGCGCCAGCACCTGCTGCATATCCTGTACCCCGGTGCTGATGATATTCAGTGTGTCGACGGTACTTTTCAGGGTGCTGGTCTGCGCTTCGTTTCTGGCGTTCTCCCGGCCCAGCGACCACGACAGACGCATGGATGTTCCCCATGCGGCAATCAGAAGGAAAGCGACGCCAAGCGTGGGCCAGAGCTTCATGCCGGATAGGCTCCGTGTGGTAACTGAAAATGCGGTCCGTCTTTCAGGGTCTTCCAGTCGCCGCCCCATTCCACCGGAATATTCAGTTCCTGGCTGGCCTGTCTGAATGCTGCTGCGATTTTTTCGTACAGCGGCCATTCCCATGACACCTGGCTGCCGACATAAGCCACAACATCCACGGCATGCCCCGTAAGGTGGCGGCTGTTTATGGTCTGGCTCTTACCCGTGGCCACAAGTTGCTTCTGGCGGTAACGGCTGCGCAATCCTTCGGTGATACCAAAATCCACTTCCGAAATTTCCAGTGCCCGTCGGGTCACTTTCATCAGATCAGGATTTACGCCCTGCAAATTCTTTTCGCTCCGGCTGCTGAATTTAAATGTGTTGCTCATTCGTCCTTCTCCTTCACCCTGCGATTAAAGGCCGCAATAACCTTGTCGCGTGCTTTCTCTGCCCCCATAAAACCGATTGATGCGCCGATAAACGTCACGGCATCTTCAGGAAGCCCGAAGAAGCGCAACGACCCGGCCACGGCCATGGCAAGAACGCCGCACGCCAGCGATCCCGTTACGGTCTGAACCAGTGTTCGTCCGTCATAAAGACTCATCAGCGCGGAAATGCTGACCGCCGCGCCTGCTGCATACACCGTTGGCAGGTGGTCAAAGAGCCACGCAATAACCTGCTCTGTGATCCCTGTTTGAATGGTGCTCACTGCTACTCCCCCCACAACTGAATCATTTCTCGTTTCTTCTTCTCCGGCTCCGGCATCTCCACTTCCTGCCCGGCGTCCAGAAATACCTGCTGACAGAGTCCGGGGTTGGCATCCAGCACCTTTTCGGTGACGCCCTGCGTCGTGCCGTAGTGCCGGAAACAGAGCGAATCCACGGTGTCGTCTTCCAGTGCCTTCACTTTCATCAGCACAGCTCCGCAAACATTCGCGGTCGTCCCAGAATGTCAGAGATGGTCCAGCTCACATCGCGCCACAAATCCGATGTCTGTATATCCAGTGCGTCCGCCCGGCGGTCGCCCTTGTCCGTTGTGTCCGCATCGCGGTAACGCTCCAGAATCAGGGCGCGTGTGGCGGTATAAACAGCATTGCGCCAGTGCCAGAGATTGACGCTTTCTCCGTTAATTGCGGGTGCCGGAACATCGGCCAGCGTCTGATGGCCAGCCGCCTGCTGTTCCTGCTGCCATGCTTCCAGCTCGCGGGTAACGTGTGCCACAGCTCCGGTGGCGGTATGCAGCAGGCGGGAGGTGGTCACGCGCCCCGGCAGTCGTACCGCCAGACGCAGCTCGCGCAACACAATATCCGGCCAGAATGCACCCGCTGAAATGCGGGTATCGCCATCATCGGTATCGGTGATGTCGTCCTCTGCGGGTCTGGGTTCAGTTCTGGCAACCATACTCATGGGGTTCACTCCTGAAAAAATCGGGCGGTGGGTGCGCGGTGTAAACGGTCACGGAGTCAAACCGGAACACCGCGCACGCCGCCCGCTGACGGGGTCAGTCGTTAACCGCGCTTCGCCTTCTGCGTCGCGGTGGTTTTTCGTGTTGCAGGCTTCCGCGTTGTCTTTTTACTTTTGCTGCTTTCGTCCTGCGCCTGCTGTGCGCTGGCGTCTTCTGGTGCGGCTGCGGAATCGGCTTTTTTCAGGGCGCGGGAAAGGGTTGCAATCTCGCGTTTCACACCTGCGTTCGGGTTCAGGTGCATTGCTTCGCGCAGCAGCTTCAGTGACAGGGCCATGCTGTCCGCATCACTCAGGCCACGGCGGGCAAAGGCGCACGCTTTGCATAATTTGGCGCGCACTTCGTCCGGCATGTCCTGGTCGGTGACAATCTCCCGGAGGGTGTCCAGTGGTTCGATAAAGGCGGACAAATCCGCGTCGGCATCCGTCCCGGCCTGCGTCAGTACCGGATTACAGATTTCTTCGGTCAGTACCGTGGCAGCAGTACGGCCAAAGTTATCCGGCATGATGAGGTTGTGACGGACCACATACGCGCCGATACGCAGCGCAAGCGGAAGATCGCCACAGTCAATCGCCCACACCATCAGCGTGGCAATCACTTCATCCTGCTGCCCGCCGTCAGCCTCCAGCGTTCCCTCAATCCAGCCGGAAAAATCCGGCAACAACTCTTTTTTGATGGCGGCTTTCGCGCTTCTGGCCTGTACACCCTTAAGCCGGGCCTGTGCCAGACGCAGACGATACAGCACCTCTTCATGCGCGGTACGCGCGGCGTGGTCCACGCCTTCATTCGCCCGGCCTGCGCGCTGTGCCATCACGTTCTGCCAGTGTTGCTGTGCAGGAGTAATCATTTGTTCTCTCCGTTACAGGCGGGCATGATGCCCGCCGTGAGTTGATTAGCTGTCGGCGAACTTCAGGCCAGTGACCATCGCGCACTTGCCATAGTCTTCAACGACATAAGCGTCATTGATGGACTGGTAGGTGGCGATGCGGTTGTATTCCGGTTCGTCTTTCATCAGACGACGCATTGAACCCTTCTGCCAGTAAATCGACAGGTTGTTGAACGAGGTGATCAGCATCGTTGCATCCGGGAAGAACGGCGCAAGGAACACGCCCAGCCCGCCAATGGTGCGTGATGACAGGATGAACTGCCCGGCAAGTAATTCCGCATTGGGATTCTGGCCGCTGATGCTGTTCAGCACGGGCAGACGCAGCGAGTTAAACAGGTTGCGCCCCATAATCACCACGAGGTCGTCAGCTTCCTTGTGCCATTCATCCAGCAGGGATGAGCGTGCGTCCTGTACCAGTGCATCAGCGTTCGCATACTTACCCGCGTGCGCCACGGTGTTGTCCATGTTGCGTGAGGTCAACGTCACGTCATTCATAACGCGCTCGCTGGCGTCGGTTCTGATGTGCTTCAGCCACCCCACGTTAACGTCCTGAAGCAGCTTGTTGGTGCTGAAGTTGGACTCATCCGCGTGAGACGTGCCGTTGAAACCAATCATGATGCGGTCAAGTGCCACCTGCCGGGCAATCTGTGCGCTGATGCGGGACTGAAAATCAGGGTGTGCCGCCCAGGCATCAAGCTGCGGATATGAAATAAACGTGTCGTAGTTCACCTGTTCGCACTGGTATTTGCGGTTTTTCAGATCAACCACGTTATTCGGGTTACGGCGTTTTGTGCCGTCATAACTGGTATTCGTGCGTGCAATTGGCCCGGTGGTGTCCAGGAGGATTTTTTCGCCTTTCTGGTCGGTCACGCCGATCACGTTAATTCTTTTCGTAAATTCGGTACTTTCCTTTGAGGCGTTTTCAAAACGCTGCTGCACCGCTGGTTCCACGGTAAATCGCGATACCAGTGCAGATACCGGGATATTGTTAAGCGACGCCTGCTTCGCCATATAGCAACCCAGCTTGTTGCGGGTAATATCTGACATCACCAGATTCATAAAAAATTTGCTCCTTTGTCTTATCAGAAGTCAGCCAGTTGATCGGAGGCTGCGCCCGTTGCGGTGAACCGGTTCTGTGGATCGCCGTCCTGCGTGCGCAGTTTTTCCTTCAGTGCTGTCAGCTCTGTGGTCAGTAAAGTGATTTTCTGGCTGTCCTGCTGATGGCGGGTTTCCAGTGCATTAAAACGGTCGATAATGTCGGCCTGTGACGTTGCAACGCCTTCCACCGCTTCCTGAATGCGGGAAAAACTGGCGTCATCCGCTTTGCGGCCACGGCCAATAATCCCCATTACGCGGTTAAACCACTGGGTGCCTTCTTCCTGGCGTTGTTCTGCCATTTCGATGATTTCAGACTCGATGGCTTCGGAGATAAGCGGCGCTTCACCCTGGACACTGTTGAACGTCATTACCGCCTGACGTTGCTGTGCCGTGAATTTCAGGCGCTCAGTGCCCAGGCTTGCCGGGGTGTCGGTCATCGCCAGCCCGACCAGATAGGCGCGCCCGTTAACGGAGAACTGCGGGTGCAGTTCGATACTGGAATAGATTTTCTTGCCGTCCGCGACAAGCTGCTTCATGCGCTCGGTCGGTTCGATTTCTGCATACAGCGCAGTACGTCCGGCCAGCGGACCTTCCGTAATGTCTTCCGTACTCAGTGCGGTGACATCGCCCATTGCGGAAAATTCGCTTGACGGGCATGGCGAGAGATAGTGCTCAACGTTCACGCGGGCAGCGTAAACATCCGGGTTGAAGTTCTCGGCGGCTTCACGCAGATGCACCGGACTGATTTCACGGCCATCAACAGTTGATCCGGAGACAGCCACGCGAAACTTTTTGCGGGATGTCTTTTTTTCATTAGCCATAGTTTTTGCCCCTCTGACTGGTTCTTCAGTCATGATGGCAAAGCGTAACAGGCAGATACAAAGGGCTTTTGTTGTAAGAAAACAGTCAGAGCAGGGGGTTAAGGAGAACGGTTTCGCGCGCGGGTAATCTTCCTGTAATTACTCAGGGGGAGCAATGATTCAGGACGCTTTTGTGCGCCAGCGTGCGCGGCAACTTTACTGGCAGGGTTATCCGCCCGCAGAAATATCACGTCTGATGGGAATAAACCCGAACACGATTTATGCGTGGAAAAAACGCGACCAGTGGGATGAAACGCCACCCGTGCAGCGTGTCACGCAGTCCATCGATTCGCGCCTCATCCAGCTTACTGAAAAACAGAATAAAACAGGTGGTGACTTCAAGGAAATAGACCTGCTGACCCGGCAGCTTAAAAAACTGCATGATGGCCAGCCGGATGCGACGGCCACAGGAAAGAAAAGCCGGGCGAAAAAACTCAAAAATCATTTCACGCCGGAACAGATTGCCGCACTGCGGGAAAAAATCATCAGCAGGCTGGAGTGGCATCAGCGGGGCTGGTTTGACTCCCTGACCCTTTGCAGGGAAGCCGGGATACGTAACAGGATGATCCTGAAATCCCGACAGATTGGGGCGACCTGGTATTTTGCTCAGGAAGCACTGCTGATGGCGCTGCGTGACGATGTGGCGCAACCTTACCAGCGTAACCAGATTTTTTTGTCTGCGTCGCGTCGTCAGGCGTTCCAGTTTAAAAGCATTATTCAGGAGGCTGCATCTGAAGTTGATGTGGAGCTGAAAGGGGGCGATAAAATCATCCTCTCCAACGGCGCAGAGCTGCATTTTCTTGGTACTTCTGCTGCGACGGCACAGTCCTACACGGGCAATTTTTATTTTGATGAATTTTTCTGGGTCAGTCGCTTTGCTGAACTGCGCAAGGTGGCTGGCGCTATGGCAACCCTCAGCGGACTGCGGCGCACCTACTTCTCCACGCCATCCACCGAAACGCACGAGGCATACGCCTACTGGAACGGCGACCGCTGGAACGAGAAAAAGGCCTCGCATAAACGCCAGCGTTTTTCTGTGGACTGGAAAACGCTGCATAACGGGCTTATCTGCCCTGACCGGACGTGGCGGCAAATTGTCACGCTGGAAGATGTGGTTAATCACGGCTGGAAACACACCGATATTGATGAAATTCGTGATGAAAACACCGAAGACGAGTTCCTCAATCTCTATATGTGTGAGTTTGTCCGCGAAGGGGAATCGGCATTTAACCTGAATATCCTGATTGGCTGTGGTGTTGACGGATACGACGACTGGAAAGACTGGAAACCTTTTGCTCCCCGCCCGATGGGGAATCGTCCGGTATGGATTGGGTATGACGCAAACGGCAGCAGTGGAAACGGCGACAGCGGCGCTGTGTCCGTGGTGGTTCCTCCGGCTGTTCCTGGAGGCCGTTTTCGAACGGTGGAGACGCGACGCGTTCAGGGGCTGGAGTTTGAAGAACAGGCCAGAGTCATTGAAGAGTTCACGTGTCGCTACAACGTGGAACACATCGGCATTGATGTGACAGGCGGGAACGGGGAGGCTGTTTATCAGATAGTGAAACGGTTTTTCCCTGCTGCTATTCCGTACACCTTCACGCTGTCATCAAAACGGTCGCTGGTACTGAAAATGCTGCAAATAATGCGCGCCGGGCGGTGGGAATACGATCGCGCCGAACGCGAGCTGGTCGCAGCCTTTAACGCCGTGCGTAAGGTGAAAACACCGGGCGGCTTTATCACTTACGAAACGGACCGCGCGAGGGGGATCAGCCACGGCGACCTTGCGTGGGCAACCATGCTTGCTGTCATTAACGAACCAATTGGCGGCGAAGGAGAAAACGAGCGTTTCACGGTTATGGAGTTCTGATGAGCAGAAAAAATAAAAAAGTGCGCATGAGTTCACGCATTGATCTCGCTGATGCGCTCAGGAAAGAATCATCGCTCAGTGCATTCACATTTGATGGTCCTTATCGCCTGACCGGGCATGACCTGCTGGACAATATGTACTGTGCTGATAACGGGCGGTGGTATGAAACACCGGTGGACTGGTACGGTCTGGCAAGAGCTGCCCGGCAAACGTCCTGGCATCAGTCTGCGCTTTACTTTAAGCGCAATGTATTACTCGGTTGCTACATCCCGCACCCGCTGCTTTCCCGGCAGGATTTCTCGGCGCTGGCGCTGGACTGGTTTGTGTTCGGTAACGCATACCTTGAGCTTCGAAGCAATATGCTCGGCGAACCGCTTAAATTACGGCACGCACTGGCGAAATACATGCGACGCGGAAGCGATCTTGAATCATGGTGGTATGTGCAGGATGGCAAGGACGCGTTTCAGTTTCGCCCTGGCAAAGTGTGCCACCTGATGAATCCGGATATTAACCAGGAAATCTACGGCATGCCGGAATATCTCGGCGCATTACTCTCGGCCAGCCTGTCTCATTCGGCGGACATGTTCAGAAAACTGTATTACGACAACGGATCCCACGCCGGGTGCATCATCTACATCGGTGCAGCGCAGGTAAACCGCGAAAGCATGGACTCCCTGAAAGAAACATTACAGGGTGCACGTGGTGGTGGTGCATTTAAAAACGTGCTCATTCATGCGCCCAACGGGGGCAAAGAGGGGGTGCAAATTTTGCCGTTCCAGCAGATCACCGCAAAAGATGAGTTCATGAATGTTAAGGCGGCATCCCGTGATGATGTGCTGGCTGCGCACCGTGTTCCGCCGCAACTGATGGGGGCGATGCCGGGCGAAAAAAGTGCGTTTGGCGATGTGGAGAAGGCAGCGCGGGTTTACGCAATTAACGAGCTGATGCCCGTCATGGAGGCTATGAAGCACATCAATGACTGGCTTGGCGAAGAGGTGATCCGTTTTAACTCTTATGCTCTTCTTGATGAAAAAACAGCCCCGTGATGGGGCTTTCCTTTTTACCAGAGTTGAACTATTTTCTGGGTGCCGTCAGGCTTGAGATTATCAATTTCAGAGAGAACGTAATATTGAATGGCTTCACAAACGGTGGTGTATGGTGAATTACCTTCTTTAAGTGGCACGATATTATTATTAACGCGAACCTGTATTTCATCGTTATACATTGCGATCGAAAGAGGAGTATGCACGAAGGCGACTTCGCCAGGTGTGTCGTCAACCACTGTCTCAATGCTGAAAATCAGTTTTCGCTCATCATTGCCGCCCCTTGCTTTGGGGGTAGCGGCAGGAATCTGAGATAAAGGCATTCTGCGAAACCCTTCAGTTGTTTCCAGTCCGCATGAAACGTAATGCTGGCGATTACCGTCGCTATCAGTCCATGTCTGTGATGGCAGCTCCAGAGAGATTTCATAAGCATCAACAATGCCCTGGGCAAGGCGTACAGCGGGGTCAGATCTTCATTGCGGCGAAAACTTTCCTTTACCTGCTCTCGTTTTTCTCGTAACTGCTTGTAATTAATGACCATAAAACAGCCTCCATTGATTTCTTTGCTCGTATTTTGCACTTATGAAGTGTGGTCGGCAAGGTGCCGCATCACTGACGCGCTTCGCTTGTCTGCTGCTTCGCCGGGGCATAAAAAATTTATGCCCCGGCTCTCCAGCTCCTGTATCAATCAGATAATTTCACGACGCCTTCCAGTTTATCGCCACCATCGACGGTCAGACTCTTACGCAATCCCACCGCGTTGACTGTATGTTCTCGCTGCCTCAGTGCGATTTTGACGGCCTTACCTTTCACCCCATCAAATCAAAAGCCCTCACGCCTTTTTCATGCTCAGCGTGAGAAATATGGCCATTCTGTTGTGTCGCTGCGACATCGTTCACGGGATGCTATTTACCCTCTGAAACGCGGGCTGTTCCCCCGTCACCTGCGCGCAGAAAAAGCGCGTTTTTTTGTGCACGCACGGATCCTTGACGGATCCAGCCGCCCCGCGGGCCGGAAGGGCAAAAAGTCGTTCAAAAAAATTGTGCAAATTTGTGCACTATTGTGCAGAAGGGCGATGTGCGATTATCGCCCTGGTTTGAGGGGGATCAGGTGTTATTTTTATCTGTCGTCAGTGGGCTAAACCATCCACAATTTACATCGCAGGACTGATGCGTTCTGTCCTCGTGTTTCTCCTGCCACAATGCTTTTCCGCCAGCCTTTATGATGGCTCTTTCAACATCCCGCTCGTATCGCAAGGGCTGAAATACGTCATTAATGAAATATTCGCTTATGTCCGGAAGCGATACTGCAAAATTATTTGTTTGTTGCGCCGTCCGGCTATGCAGCAAAGCGGCATACTTTAATGCGTCCTGTGCTTTCTGGAATTTAAGTGCATAGTCAGTGGCGATTTTTTCCAGTTCAGCGATTCGGTTGTCTTTGGTTTCCAGCCAATCAAGTAGCGCCAATACTTCAGGATCCCCGACATCCAACACTGTTACGCGTGATTTTTCATAATGTTCGTCGGCAAGAGTTCGGCCAATTTTGAAATCTCCATCATCACCATAACCGGAGCAGGCATAAACAACCTGTGCTCCAGATATTCGCTGAATTGACATTTCCTCGCCGCAAATAGGGCATTTCGGTACTGGCGCAGGTGAATAACGTTCGCGTAATGCCTGATAGTCAATCTTGCTCACTGGTTGCCTCCTTTGTGTTGCGTCAGCTCTTCCTGCGCCTGCATCATGCGATTGACCTGAACGCGTGTGCGTCGAACGGCAAAATTAAATTGAAACATGAGCCGGAACATTTCTGAGGCTTCCGTGTGAGCATCATGGAGAGGTGACAGGCGGTACAGTTCTGCCTCCGTAGCTTGTTGAATCAATGACAGATCAAATTGAAGTGCGGGTCTGGTACATTTTGCACATCTGGCAGCAAGCTCCGGCATCAGTTTCTTAACGAAGGTGTTTTGCACCGCTTTGTTGAGTTGTGTCTGCATCCAAATCGCAAATTTCAGCGAACGCATAAGTTTGATAGCCTCGGGCAGCGGCAGATAGATCATGCTGGTAGATTTGGGTGGTTGGTGAATCATCTTCACGGATACGCGATTTCGCAGCGTTCGGAAAATCGTGTTCCCAACAACAGCTTCTACGGATACAGGACAGGGAGCCAGACCAGCCCGCAGTGCTTCTTTCATTAGCATGTATTCGTATTTTTTCATCGTGTTTTCCTCGCGCGGGGCGACAGTGCACCCCGATAAAATTAAAAGCCGTCAAATTCGTCATTCAGGAAATAATGCCCGGATATTCCCTGCCATCTGACTGGTTATCTGTGCGGTTGGTACTGGCTGTGACACGGGGCGTTCTGTCCTGGTTTGTGTCACCGATAACGCCTCATCGTCAGCCCATGCAGCCAGTCGGTAAGCCTCTGCTGGATTCATTTTCAGAAGTGCCAGCCCGGCCAGAAAAGCCACGCGTTGGCCGCTTTTGCGGGCTTCTGGTGTAAGGCTGTCCAGCCAGGCACATGCTTCGCCTTCGTTCTTGACGGCGACGGGCTTCAGATAGAAACTTATCCGTCTGGTTGGTGTCGTCATTGGTTTACTCCTTGTCCATTGCGTACAGCCCATTAACCAGAGCAAACTGTGGCACCCCGTCCGCGATGAAAGTCGCATTAACTCCGCAGGCTTCGCGGATAGCGGGTGCCACAATCTCCGCCCCGCCACCGACAACCATCACCCGCCCGTAACCCGAAAAACCCGCCAGCGCGCGGATCACGCGTTGTTTCAGTGTTTCTTCCTTTTCACGAATAACCGCCATCAGGCTGTCGTAATGCGCGTCATTGTGGATGTGCTGGCGCAGCCAGGCTTCATCATGGCGATGTTCGATAATGGTATTGGCGATGTGGTGACTGGTACGCATACCGTTAGTGGCCATCACCGACAGTACGGCATCGGCCATCAGGGAAACGCCTACGTGTGGATCGCAAAACACCTGGCTGATACCTGCCAGTTGCCCCTGAACCTTTGCCACATCCAGCGTGGTTCCGCCCAAATCCACAATCAGCAGGGATTCAAACGGACTCATGTCAGCCAGTGCTTTAAAGCCAGCCGGAATGGATTCAGGCATAACCCGTACGTTACGGATAGTGAATGCTTCGCCGTTCTGGTACTCCACCGGGCGCATAACGTTCGCTTTTTTGCGGCTGATGTTGGCCATGTCCGGCTGTGCGTTTGTGTCGAAATACTCGCTCAGTGGCAGGGTGACAACCACATCCACCTCCTGTGGCGTGATGCCTGATTTGACCAGCGCGTGATGAATGGCAATGACATTCACATCGCTGTACTGGTATTGCGTGTCGGTCGTCTGGACAAAGCGATCGCTGACCGGATCAAAACCATAGCGCACGCCATCAAGCATGTAGTTCGCGGGCTGCGTACCACCGAACGGCGCAGACCATTCCGACTTGAAGCTGTTCGGGCTGATGGCGTTGCGGCGTTCGCCGTTCTCAGTCCATGCCAGCTTGATGTTGGTGGAGCCGTCGTCGATACAAATTTTCATGTCGCTTTTCCTTATGTTGATTAATTAACCGTTTACGGGATTCTGAAATCCCGTTTTTGCCTGTTTTGTGCGCGCTTCATATATCGCTGCGCGTTTTTTGCTCATTTACGGGATTCGTGAGTCCCGTTTCTGTCTGTTTTTTGTTTCCACTGGTCAGGCCACCCCGCAGCAGGTCTGCTTTGCGGCGGGCGCGTTCAGTGGTTTCACTGATTCTCTGTGCGTGCTCTGCGTCGCGGATGGCGCGCAGCATGTCAGAAAGCACGGTAACGGGAGTTTTCATGGTGTTCTGGTCCTGCTGAATTGTGGATGCCAGGCGTGCGGCGGCTTCGGGGTCTGATGCCCCGAGCTGTTTCAGATAGCTGGAAACCGGGTTATGGCGGATTTCCGTGCTGTTTACGCTGTGATTACGGCTCAGGCGCTGCCAAAGTTGCGTGATTCGGCTGTCCGGTCGGGTATCCGGTTTACGTACAATTTCATATCCCTGCGGCGCAATGATGCTGCCGTCAACGTACAGACTGCCGCCCCGTAACAGGTGCAGCATCTGTTGTTCACCGATATGCAGGCCGAGAGATTCGGCAGACTCCCGCCATTCTTTAGCGAGTAATTCGTGGTTATCAGGCAAAGGCCGCTGCTGTTTGCGGCTCTGTGTCCAGCTCTGCATTTCATCACTGCTGTTTTTTGCCTGTTTGTCACGCAGCGAACGCATCAGCGCCCGGCGTTCGTGCCGTTTCAGTGAGCGCATCCATTCATCCACATCAACGCCGTCAGGAAGCTGCGGCCACGGTGCTGGCCGTTCTTCCGGCTGTTCTGTTCCGTTGTTGTCCGTTTCCTGTACACGGGGACAGTTATTGCCACGAGTCCAAGGGGCGGCAGGGCCGCCCTGAAGGTCAAAACTATTTTCGTTGGCGCTGTCTTCCGCTTCCGGTTTACGTCTTACCAGCTTCCAGTTATCCGGGTGCGTGCACACGCGGGAAGATTCCCCGATTTGTGGCGACCAGATCCCGTAAATCTGTACGCTTTGCTCGCCGTAATCGTTCAGCTCTTCTGCGAGGTCGTAGGCGGTGCGAATCAGGTAATCCTTGCGTGGAACAAGTACGCCACCCTGTTTCTCAATGTAGGTGGCAAAACACCCGGCATCAGCGGCAGCAAGTACCGCATCCATTGCGTCATTTTCCAGACGTTGTGGACCTTCCGGGTTGCGGGCCATCTGACTGGCAAGGCGGCGGAGTTCACGCCATACCTGACGGGAGGGGATACCAAAGAACTGGAACTGGCGGACGCGGTGAAGGCGCGCCCAGCCGATGGCGCGTTCCACGCTCTCGGCCATTGATTTTCCGGTTTCGTGATCAACGCGTGGCTTGCCTGTTTTCGGGTCAATGCCATCCACGGCGCGGCTGTCCAGGTTCTTTCCGATGTAGGTGGCGATGTAGCTGGTCGGCGTACCTTTTGAACCGTCGACGTACTCTGCCTTAAAGCGCGGAGTTATGTCATTGCCCAGCTCGTGGCGGTCTTCGCGAATGGCAATATCACGGGTGATGTCCACGATGCTGTCGATTTCTTCAGGATGTGCAAAGACCATCATGTGCCAGTGCACGGTGCCGTCATGGTGTGGCTCCACCGTGCGGATGCCATACCAGCGCAGGCCGTCGCGATTCAGTTTTTTGCGGACCGCCTTAAAAAAAGTGTTAACCAGGTAATCACTGGAATCGCGCATGGTGGCGCCGTTCCATTTGGGATTCGGATGACCGTTCTCTGTTGTAGCGTGGTATTTTGACGGGCAGGTGACAGTCAGAAACACCGCTTTGTCGCCACGGGCTTCGGCCAGAAGTTCCAGTCCCTTCATGGTGGCCATCATTTCTGCCTTACGGTGGACCGGGTTACTTACTCCCGCGTAATACACCGTCTCGAGATCAATCGTGAACCCGTCTTCATTTTCCAGCATGAAACTTTTCAGGAAATCGCGTGTTTTCTCGCGCTGTGCGCGAAATTCACTTAATGCGTCCTGACTCAGATAGGGTGATGTTTTTCTGGAAACCAGACAGGCAGCGCGGAGTTGTTCCTCTCTCCATTCGCAACGTAAAAGCCACAGTTTGCGTTTCCACCAGTCCGCACAGGTCAGGCGGAGGATTGCACCCGGCAGCAGTTCCGTGTCCGGTTCGTTCTTCCGGTCTTTGTCTGTTGTCAGTGCGTCATAATGCGGCGGCACTGTGTGCAGATGTAACGCCATGCGGGCCAGCATCTGATACGCCTTCAGCGTTATATCCATGGTCAGCTCGCCGTCGGTCGCGCCACAGCCATCGCAGAGTTTTTCGAAGGTGCTGCTGAACATCGCCGCTGTCATGACGGCCAGCGTCTGTATCTGGTGCTTGTTGAGCTGTGGCAGGTACAGCAAATCGTCCAGACGTTCACGTCCGGCAAGGGAGCGATAACCCGGAGTCAGCCAGCGACGGTCGGTGCGGGCCAAACGTTCGAATATTTTGCGCAGGGTTCCGCGCGCATAGCGTTCCGCCTGCCAGCTCTTTTTGCCTTTCTGGCGGTCAGATTCCTGTTTTTTGCGCAGGAAAGAGAGATGGCGGATAAGCGGATCACGCAGATAGGACGGCAGCAGACGCAGTGCGGCAATTGCTTCATCCACCGCACCGCGTGCCTGCTTTCTGGCTTCTCTTGCCAGTGTGATGGCTTTGTCCTGTTTTTCCTGTGCGTCCAGGCTTTTATTAATCAGATTGCCCAGCGGTGCAGCGGAGAACGCCGCATCAGCCATTTCCTGGCGGCGCTCGTTCTCTGCCCGGTAGGCATCCAGCCAGGAAGAAAGAAGGGAGGGGCGGACAGGCTCCCCCGTTCCCTCGCGACCGACTGCACAGCGTGGTTGTTGCCAGTCTCTGATGTACTCCGTTGTCACGCCGACTACTCCGCCTTGCCGCTCAGTGCATTATGGCAGACGGTAGCCAGCCGCTGGATTTCCTGCATGGTGCTCTCTGTGCTGGCATAACGGTGTGTTATGCGAATGCTGTCAGCAATTACATCAGCAATCAGAGATGAAGTTCGCTGGTAAATACCCAGAACGGAAGGCGTGCCGCTTTCGATGCGGGAAAGTGTGTAATCATCCTGGCAGCTACCAACCATGTAGCGCCCGTCAATAACAATCTGGCCGTCCGGGAGCTGCTGTTCCGGCAGTGATTTCAGATACATTGCATAGCGGTCAAGAACGCGAATACCAAAATCGCGCTCGGTTTTCAGCAGGTAATCAAAAAAGTCTTCGGCGAGAATCATTGCGGCAATCCTCTTGTTGCAGATGTGCGAAGGCCTCCCGCCGCAAGGTGCAGGAAAGGCCCGGAACAGGAATTAACGGAGTTTGTTTTGCTGCCGGATGAGCTGCTGAAGACCGACGTGGTTTCCGGCAGTAGGAGGTGCTCATGCTCTGATTTCCCTCAGTAGCTGGTTGAACATCTGGGTTAGCGGGTTGCTACACCCAAACGGCATCGGGTTTACCTGATAAGAAAAGCGACCGCCTGTTTTGCGTTCTTTTCTTATGACTGAACCGCTGCGCCAGAGACGGCGTAACTCCGCATTAATGGCTGTGGTTGGGGTATTCAGTGCTGCGGCGATTTCTCCACCGCTACACCCCGGATTGGCGGCGATATAGTCCAGAATGGTCATCTGCGTGACTCCTGTACCTGTCTGATAAGATTCACCTGCACCACGTTGGTGGCGCAGAAGTAAGTGCCGTCAGTGAGATAGATGTGATGTGCATCCTTTTCTGAACGGTGTTTGTCGATTGTGGTAATCAGGCGTTCGTCAACTTCGTATTCACGTCCTCTGGAGGTGAAACGAACGACAGGAAAATGCTTAATTGCCATTACGCCTCCTTGGTGTGTGCGAATACCTCCGCGAATGCGGATTGTTTTCACATTTTCTTATTTAACCTGGAGTCTTATTTGCGCAGTTATTTTTCAGTGAAAAAGCGTTCAATCTTTTTTACTGAATTAATAATTCGCATAATCCCAATAACGCAGGCCACCGAAATAATCAGAACAAGCCATGAGATAAATATACTCATGCAATATTCCCCAGTTTATATGGCTCAATATGGTCCCCGTTTTCTGCTGCGCAGACGAGTATGGAAAGCTCGTCGAGCGCGTCCGGGTCGTCAATGTAAAAAGCTGTGTCGTATATACTCTTGATGGCCCTGGTCAATGACTCTCGGGCTGCGAGCTCAGCATGAGTGCCTGATGCGCTTAAGCGAAAATGAAAGCGCTCAAGTGCTTTATTGACGAGAGTTTTATATTCTTTATCCATCGCAATGCCCTTTAATCTGCCTTTTGAATTTCAGCTTCTGAATCCATGCAGATAATTTCGATATAGGGTTCATCGCCATTAACCTGACGTGCTTTTTCAGCTTCGCTAATAATTTCGCATACGTGTTGATATGGAATCTCTACGGTCAGGCGTGTGCCGTTCAGATAAATGTAAGTGGCCGTGCTTTTATCTACCGGAACCACTCCATCAATAGCTGATGCGCGCAACAACAGCTCACCGCGAAAATCAATAAAGCGGATAAATACACCCTGAGCATGGTCTTTGGTCATAAAGCACCTGTTATAAATCAGCCTGTTTAATGAAATTCTGTCCGCGCAGCAGACGATCAACTGTGCGTAGCGCTTCGTACAATGTGAAATCCTGTCCGAACTGATTGTCGCCGTTGCTCAGAGCAAAAATGCGGTTTCCGGTAAATGGGTTGCGCTGGCATCTGTGAACCACGATTCCAGCTTTCTCAATCAGCCAGGTGTGTTCACCAATTTGTTTTACGGGGTGACCATCCGGTGTTGCGTGCGCCTCGCTCAGGCTGTAGCGGGAGTTACTACGTGATGCACTGGTAGCGAAACGGTTAGCGTGGCGTTCCGTTCCGGTACGAAAATTATGGCGTTGCTTCAGCATAAAATTACACCTCGTTATTTTGTCATCTGCACGTATTTCTCTGCGTTTCTGATGGTTTTCAGGAAAATTGCGAAGAGATTTACTGTACGTTTTGAGTTTTTTTCTTCTTGGTTGATGGGAAGGGCTGCTCTGTCAGCCTGCCTTTTCACTGCATTAACAGTTTGATTGGTACGCTTCGCGTAATCTTTCAGGCTTTCTTCGAGTACCGGTAATCCATGCTCATCGCGGTATGGGTAGAACGCCGCCAAACGCTCAAAATCCGCTTGCTCGTATGTGTTCAAGAGCTTTGTCATGATGTGATAACCTGTTCAGTCTGTGGTTATTTGTTGCTAAAAGTCGTCTCTAGGCGACTTTTAGGGTTAATTTAGTCGTCTGGAGACCACCATGTCAAGTGGGTACGAAAAAAAACTGAAAGAGATACGGAAAAGTGAAGGGTTAACTCAAGCTGAGTTTGCTGATGTTACTGGGATAAATCTCGGAACTATAAAGAATTATGAGAGCGGTAAAAGAGAGGTTGGTTTAAGCGTTGTTGATCGCGTAATTAATTCTAAGGATTTCGAAAAATACACTATATGGCTTATGACGGGAAAAACAAATGAGGCTGCAGGGCAGATCAGTCCCTCTCTCTCCCCTGATGGGCCAGAAAACACATCGTCTTCTCAAAAATCCCGCAAGACTGGCACACAGCCCGGCTAATCATGGAACGCTGGGGGCATGGTGGTCTTGTAACGCTGGGGTTTCACGAATGAGCATAAAATCAATTCCGGGAGGTTATCTTCTTGACATGCGTCCAGAGGGGCGCAAAGGCAAGCGCATTCGCAAAAAATTTAAAACGAAATCGGATGCAGTTTTATATGAGCGGTGGGTGCTGGCGCAACAGCATAACAAGGAGTGGAAAGGAAACTCTATTGATCGCCGTCCTCTGTCAGTGCTTATTGAATTGTGGTGGAAATATCACGGCCAGTTAATGAGGTCAGGGCATAACACGCGTCTTAAATTGCTGCGTCTGAGTGAGGCAATGGATGACCCGTGCGTGCATAAACTTAATACAACGATGCTCACCGAGCTACGTGTGTCCAGGATAGAGCAGGGGATACAGCCCAGCACCATTAATCGAGAGATTGGGGCGTTAAGCGCGATGTTTACTGCACTCATCTCATCCGGCCATTTTCTTAACGATAACCCCGTTCAAGGCCTTAAAGGAATGAAGGTTAACGAGCGCGAAATGGGATATCTGAGTAAGTCTGAATGTGTTCAGTTGCTGGATGCACTGGCTGAAAATCCCGATGAACAGCTGGCTGTCGAAATCCTTCTGTCGACCGGGGCGCGATGGGGCGAGGTAGCGGCACTGGAGCAGCGCCGTGTTCTTCATTGTCGAATCACTTTTTCAAAAACGAAGAACAGCAAAAACCGTACCGTTCCTATTTCTGAAAGCCTGTTTGAAAAGATCAAAAAACGGGGCGGGAAACTGGTTTTTCCGACGCTGGATTATCCATTGGTTCGCGATGTCATCAAAACGGTCGCATCTGATGTTCCCGACGGCCAGGCTGTTCATGCGCTGCGCCACACCTTCGCCAGTCATTTCATGATGAACGGCGGCAATATTCTGACGCTCCAGAAAATTCTGGGGCACGCAAAGATTCAGACAACGATGATTTATGCCCATCTTGCGCCGGATTACCTGCAGGATGCGGTGAGATTTAATCCCCTTGGAGATGCCTTATATGAAGCCTCTTAA